TAGCTTACGATCAGGCATCTTGTAGTTGAACTTATCTAACAGATGGCTCTCTAAAAAGTTAAGGTATCTGGTTACTGTTTCATTCCAGGTTTCCCTTCTGGGAACTTCTAAGTCTCCTAGCCAACGTGCGTATCTAGACAGATGGATAAATTTTTGATAGTCCGTAGGTAAATTACTCATCTACCATTTCCTCGATCAACCTGTTCAGATACCACTGTGCCTTGAGCAAATCTTTAATTGGCATTTCCTTGTGCATGTGTCTGGATATATACTTTATAACGTTTCCCTTGAGATGTCCTCTGAACTCCTCTTCTGACATGCAGTCTTTAATTAAGTCAATAGTTTCACGGTCCCCCTTATTATAATGAGAAGGATTGTTAACTTGCTCCATGTTAACTTTTGTCATTATTTACGCAGTCTCCAAAAAATATACCTGTCTCCATCCCAACTTCTAACAGTGATAGACTCTGCTTTTGGGTTTGCAATTTTTGCACCTACGAACTGCCACCTTGCACCTTCGTTCATTTGTTCACTTGAAACTTGAAAAAATTCTCTATTGTCACTAACAAACATAAGAGAAGATAAAATAGAAAAAATCATAAACATACTAGTTCTCCTTACTTCCTTCTGGGAAATTTACTTTGATTATATTGTCTACGGACTCATACTTAGGTTTTTGTTCTTCAGATTCTCCTAAACCATCCATTAGTTCTTGTACAATACTTTCATGGCCTAACTTCATAATGTCCTCGTATGAAGTTTCCAATACAGTAAGTAAACCATGAAGAAGAATATGTCCAGAAGAATTTAAAGATTTTGATGTAGTATCAAAACATCTTACAGATACTTTTCCTGGACCTTCTGGAAGAATAACTATGTACAGCCTTCCTGCAGCTAACTGCATACCTTCTACTTGTATTTCTCTACGTTCTTCTTCAGATAGCTTAGATAAGTCCTCTTCAGAAAATATCTTATTTATGTAGTCGTCATCCATTTAACCACTCCTGTGGAACGCTTCCTTCTGCCCACTGAAATCCATAACGGTCACACCATGCGCCGTAAGTAGTTTTTGATCCTTTGTATATTTTTTTATTTGCGTTCATGAAAATAAATCGGATATCAACTTCTGGATTTTGTTCTTTTATCAGCTTGTGTTTGGCCCTGTCGTCTTGTGTTAATCTTCCTTTGGTTTCTACGTGAAAATCAAAATCAGTAAGGTAGAAGTCTGGGTTGTACATTCGTACGCTTGGCTGAAAAGGTATCTTAACACTTTCGTAGCTAAATTTAATACCCTGTTGGTTTAAAATTCTTGCAAACCCCGCTTCAAAATTAGATCTGAACTTCATAGTAACTTTCTAAATCTTTAAATTTCCTAACGAAAAAATCATACGCTTTATTGTCTAGCGTTGTTATAATTATATTAAAACTTCTTATAGGATAAATAACAAGAGTAGCGTTACGCAGAACATCAAACACTCCTTTAAAATCTTCAGACACCATTTGTCTGTAGTCCATATCAAAATCTTTATCTTTCCACCCTCCTGACGAATGCATGTTACTTCTGTATCTTATCGGTAAACCAATTTTTGTGTCTCTAAGAGATAATGTCAGGGGAGTAGTAGAGTCCTTTTTAATGGTATCAAAATACACAAATCTGGCATGTGCATTGTACGTTACATCTGTTTCAGATACTCTTTCTGATATGTACAGAGGCATTAAAGATCTTCTGTAACGAGCTTAGAGTACCATACAAGGGGCCTTCTTTTTTTATTTAAGTTTACTTTTCGATGTAATTTTACTTTAGGCCAGCAATGTTTTTTGTAGCCACAGAAGCCACAATCTTTGCCTAGCAATCTGTTTCCAGTGAGCTTGATAGATTTGTCTGTGTCTTTGTACGTTTCTGGCACGTCTTCAAAACATCTTTCAAATGGCTCATCAGATACCATTTTGTATATGGTTTCTTTAGCTTCCTCTAAAGATTGTTTTTTATCTTCGTCCTGCACGTCTGGAGCCTCACACACAGCCCACTCTCCAGTGGACTTATTGATAACTATCCACCCACCAAAGTCATGCCCTGATGCTTCAGAGTACAGATACCCTTGTTTAATGTACCCAAAAGGATCGTTTTCTTTTACGGCCTGATAGCCACCAAAAGCACTGAACTTCGATGAAAAGGCAGCGGGAGATGCACTTTTTATATCCCATATTTTATCGGATACCTTAACATCGTACGTACCCTTCATTGTCATATCTGCAATGTTTAGTTCTACTGCCTTCTGTTCTTCTTGTACCTCTACACCAGCCCCTTTCATAACTGCAATTGCTACAGCTTCTATTAAGTCACCTAGAAGGAACTTCATTATTAATGTGTAGTCATTCTCTGACTTTACATTTGGATCTTTATCTAGTTTCTGTTGACAGAGTGGTCGTCCTATACCGGACATCCTAATACGATATTCTCTATCCTTAGAGTTAAATTGTTTTTCTAAGGCATTTCCACAAGATTCCTTGAACTCTTCAATGAGGTGAGGGGGCATTGTAACCCCCTCGCCGTCACTGTTTAGAGCCTCATGAAGAAACACCTGTACTTTAGTAAGAATATCAGCAGACATACTGGAGCAACTATGTGCCTACTGCTAGTTCTGCTTCAACGTCTAGTTCGTCTTGAACGTCCAGAAGCTTCTTAGCGTCCTTGTGTTCCTTCAAAACATAAGCATTTTGTTTATTAACGTCTTCAGCAAAACTAGATAGTATGTTGATGTCTTCATCTCCGAAATGAGGCTCACCTGTTTCAGTTACCTTGGCTTGGTAGTAAGTAACTGAACCACGTTGCATACGCTCTGTTGCAAGTTTAACAGACGTTTTTAACATGATCTTCTTGTGGTCGGTAAGACCCTTAATGAAGTCAGAAACTGGAATAAAAGAAGCTCCCCTTACAGTCCACATAAAAGGAGTGCCCTTCATGTCAACAGTCTTTTTAGGAGAATCTACTTTGTACGCTTTTCCAGATTCTATTACGCCGTAGATAGTTTGGGCGCACCGGATAGATTTTTGCAAGGCTTTTTCAATAGAATTGTCTCCAAGGGAATCTATTTCTTCACGGCCTAGCTTACCACACTTCAATCCACCTGCAGTGTCTGGAAATGCGTCCTTCAAGGAAGGTTTTAATATAGTCCTATTAGAAAATCTGTTTTCAGATTGGTCATAGACACTATAACTAAACATACGTAAAAACAAACGTACGGTTGGGTTGTTAATGTAGTACGTAGAATTGTCAATCCACAGACGATACTTACCACGAGGTATTGTATTGCCCTCATTGTCATCAGTACTCTGTTCGATTGACAGGCGTGGAATACGATCCGCTTGAGAAAAATCGTCTTGGCCTATGGCTTTAGCGAATTTTTCAAAATCCTGGTCGTTAATATTTTCGGGTACAACCAGAATATTTTCGTCAATAGCAGTTACATTGTTGGTCATAAAACCTCCTTTAGGTCTAACCAGTTTGGGCCTATCTTTAGTTCTACTTCAATAGGCATGTCTAAGTCAATACTAAATCTTTCTTTACATTCATCTTTTAAACTTAACATTGACTCTCGTAAAAGATCTATTGCCTCTGCTTTTTCTTCTTGAGGCACATCCATTACAATAGAGTCATGGACTGTATTTATTATTTTACACCTCATGTCGGACTTGTCAAGTCTTTTTTTCAATACGATCAGGGCCATAGGTAAAAGATCAGCGGTAGCAAAGCCTTGTACAGGATAATTTTTTATAGCGGTAGACCCTGTTACCCCGCCATAAGACGTAAATTGTGCGTGAGGAAAGCTGTACTCTCGTCCAGAAGGAAGCTTGATCTTTTTAGTGGTTACTGCTTCCGTTTGTAATTCTTTATGCCACTCTGTAACTCCTTGATATTTAGTTCTGAAAGCAGCGTAATATCTCATTTCATTTTCTGTACCAAAAGTACCGCCGTACAGAGGCTTAAAGGTATGGGCCTTTGCCTGTTGCCTAGACACTCCAATTACCTTAGCTGTGTAGGAATGCACGTCTAAGTTATTTTTTATGTCTTCGTAGATCTGTTTGTCTTTAGATAGAAACCCTGCAACTCTAAACTCTAGCTGTTTGTAGTCCCCTTCAAGTATTAAGCCATCTGTAAATCTGGAAATAATTACTTTTCGTACAGGAAACGTCCCTCCTCTAGGCATATTCTGAAAGTTAGGATTTCTAGAAGATAACCTTCCAGTTGATGTCACACACTGCATGAAGGAGGGATGTATAAAATAATTTTCATCTTTTCCTCTGTCTATACCCTCTACAAAAGTATTGAGATATGTTCTTATTCTAGAGTACCTAGTATATTTTTCTACGAACTCTTTAGCTTGACCACTGAACTCAGACATTCGTCCTTCTAGAGTTGTCTGATCAGTCTTGAACCCTGCAGCATTTACGTCTGCTGCATTCCTAGGACGAATTTTCAGCCCTGCTACTTGTGGAAGCTGGGTGTACAGAACTCCTTGTCCCTTGCATTTCTTACAGGATCTTTGGTTGGCCGATTGAGATCCATCCTTTTTTTCAAAATAATCTTTTCCTACACCTTTACAATCTGAACACTGCTTACCTAGTGTTTTTTTCTGACCAGGGGCTAGGTTTTTTACATGCTCAGAGAAAATTCTGCCTGTCATTTTTGGTCTGCGTTTAGGTTTCTTAGCATTTCCTCTGAACTCATACCCTATGTTAAATATTCTCTTCCATTCTTTTTTATTTATTATTTTTCTTGAATACAGGAGAAGACTTCTATCGTCTGGGCTATCAAGATTAATAGGTGTATCCCCCATAACATCTTGAATGATAAGGTTTAAATCGTTCTCTAGGGATACGTACTCTTTTTCGTAGTCTCGTTTAAGTGTGTCTAGCGTTTCCTGACATACTTTTAGTCCTGCACGTTCTATGTCAATAAGAACGTCAGTGAACTCCATACTCATTTTAAGTACTGGCAAAAGAGACATGAACTTTTCCTTCCACATATTTTTCCCAAGATAACACACCAAAGTCTTCCAGTTGTGATTGTGCTAGCATTCCAGTAATGTCAACGTCCGTTTTTCCGTATTCTTCTACTATGTCCCAAGGTATAGCTTCGTACGACAGACCTTCTTTAAGGTAAGGGTCTATTTTATTTTTATTTTTTCCAGGAATGCCTCGTCTCTTGCAGCACTCATCAAGTGTAAGGGACTTTTTCTGCCCTCGTTGAAGGATGTACTCCGCTACCATAGTGTCGAACAGTTTGCCTCTGTACAGAAGACCACATTCTTTAAGCCATCCTAAATCAAATTTTATGTTGTGGCCTATTAGTATGTCGGTCTTATCAAGAGTTCTCTGTAGAGTATCAAATGCATTTTGTGTAGGTTCTCTGCCTTCGTGATAAAAGAATAAGTATCTACTGTCGTAAGCATTGAAAGACTTACTGTTGTACCCTACAGATACTATCTGCTGGCCAAAAAAAGGAGAGGTTACTGTTTTTTTATCGTCGTCCAGTTGCATTGTAGTTTCAATGTCAATAACTGTATTTACTACGTTCATATGTAAACTCCTCTTTCACCGTCTAACATCATTATAAGTGATCCATGCCAACCATTGATCTTATTCTTGGAAAACTTAACTGTTCTGAATTGTTCTTCTTCAGCTAAACCTATTCCTAGAATAATGTCAGCTTCTCCTGCCTTTCCAGTACGAGAATTGTCGAGCATGGAGTAATTTATTTCATGTCGTCCCTCTGCTTCAAAGGACGCTTGGGATATTGCCCACGTAGCTATGTTGTTATGCTTAGCTACTTCTCTAGTCCTGCAGTACAGTTCCTTTAACCGCTCATCACCACGAGTAAATTCACCTTCTATACGTACTTTGTCTAGTTGATCCATAAAAGCTATGTCAACTTTATTTCTAGATACATAATCATCAATTTCTCTTATCGACGTTCCTACAGACTCTATCACTGTAAGGTGTGGCTTGATCTCCTTTTCAAAGACAGGGCGTATAGTATCTATGTTTTCACGCATCTCCAGCAAATTCATATTGAAATAGGACTGTAAAATTCTTAGCTTTACACGGTGTGCTGGTTCTTCATTGGCCCAATAAACTATAGAATGTCCACCTTTTATGTATTCAGAAGTAAGCCAGCAACCAAATGTAGTCTTTCCTATCTCAGGTCTGGCAAATATTATACCAAAATTACCTCTGTTGATTCCAGGAATGTGTTCCAGCATACGCCCAGGAAATTTAAATTCTGCAGGTGCAGTAGCTCTTTCAATTAATTCATCTACTCCAGCTTCTATAATAGAGTATGTATCTGAAAAATTCTTTTCATTTTCTTTTAGCTCTGTAATATTTCTGTACAGAGTACCAATGTCACTCTTTTTTCCAAGGTAAATCTCTAAGGCTTCTTCACCTATAGATTTTGCTTTGGTTCTTTTCCAGAAAGAATGTACAATGTCCTGTACTAAATCAGGGTTTATGTCTAGATTTTGTAGTGACTGTATTTCTTTTTCTATCTTGAGCCTTGTAGACTCAGGAAGCGCAGGAAACTTTTCCCTGTGTGCTATCAGTAAATCCTCTACAGAAAGCTTTGTTTTGTATTTGTCCTGACAAAAATGAATAGTGTCTACAACCGTAGATAAATCTCGTGGGAAAAAGTCTTTGTTTACGAGATTAGATATCTTAGCGTAAACTTCATTGTCGAGACATACTCTAAGAACTTGCCTGTCTAGTAAACTCATATCAACCTCAATATAGCTATTAATAATATCGTACCTGCAACACCATTGACTAATACTAATGCGCGATCATTCCACAACCACCCAACAACCCCCCACCCTATAATGCCTACAAAAGATAGGTAAATATCCAGTACATTGAACCCAGCAGACCTACAAGCAATGGCACCTATTAAGATAAAAGAAGCTGTCCACTTTATGTACCACGATAAGTCATGTACTGGAGTAACTTTCAAAGAATTTTCCTTACATTGGAATCAGTCTCTATCCATACTTTAGCACCACAGGACAAGGGCTTGTCGGGGCGGTAGATAACTTTACTTCCTCCCTCTATAGCAACTTCATGTGCATACCAATTAGATTTGTAAGTTTTTACAGTTATAACTGGGTTGTGTTCCCCTGTTTTACCGTTACGTTTAATGACGTGCTGGTTGACGTGTATTCTTTTTTTCATAGGTTTAAAGCTCTTCTTACACACTCATCGTTCTGTACGTTCTTTAAATCTTGTTCCAGAACTACCATGTCTACATTTTCTACTTGCCACTGAATGTCACCTAACATACCAACTGCTTTAGCGGTAGCATCGTGATCTAGTGCGAGAGTTATTTTGTCGTAGTTTTTTAGAAAGCTTAGCGCACCTTCAAATAGATGTGTGCCTAGCAAAGCTATTCCACTTACCAAGTGTCCTATTCTTACAGCGGAAGCACAGTCTTCTACAATAACACCGTGCTTGGACGTTCCACAAATAAAAGGCATTCGTTCTGCTCCGTACCTGTACCACTTAGGTTTTGCGTATTTCTGTAACGCCCTTCCAGCACCATCTACAACGGTTCCAGATTTGTCGGCTACACAGAAAACAACTCTATCTCTTTTGTAGTCATATCGAATGTCGGTAGAGTTGTCAACAAAAGCTGAGTGGCACCCTACTTGCTGCAAGTATTGAATGGCTTCGTAAGGTAAATTATTTTTACGAAATGTCCCTGTGAAATCTGTCTGTGCAGGAACATATTCTCTTTCAGATAGCTTAAAGCTGGCTGCAGATAAACTTTTAGAAACTGTACCACTTGTCTTACAGTCGGCATGGAAACAGTTGTACTTTATACAATCGTTAAAATCTGTAACGCTGAAGGTGTTGCTGTGTTCACATACAGGGCAGTCGGTTCTGAGCCG